CTGCGACGGCGGAACGGGCTAAACAAGTCCGTAGAATACTAACAGTATTATCTTTCGCTAGTATGTTTCTGATACCGAAACGCAAAGGGAAACTTTATGCGAAGTACGCATCAACAGTAACTAGAAGTTACCGCTCTGAGGAGTATGTCAAACAAAGGCCTACTCGTACCGAACTCTGTGGTCTTTTCGGTGTTACCGCTGAAGAAATCGACTCGCTTCCGTATGATACGGATTTCGACTCTTTATCCTTCAGACCTTCCGCGCAGAATATGTTAAACACGTTTTATGAACTTGGTTTCAAGTTTAACGTGAACCTCTATGCTACGTACTGTAAAACATCCGAACTGGGAATTGGGACTGACGCCCTCGGGCAGGTCACTATCATAGATGAGCCAGCCGGGAAAACTCGTGCAATTTGCGCTTATTCCTTACCGTTCGTCCATTCTCATGGTCTCTACGCTAGGGCCAGGTATGTCCTCGACCGTATCCCTGAAGATTGCTCTGCACTTCAGTCATCCGGTTTTGGTCGCCTGCGACGCAAATCTGAACAATTTCAAACCACTATCTCTGGTGACCTATCAGCTTTCACTGATAACATATCTAACCAATATATAGACATGGCACTAGACCTTCTCGGGTTTGGTGAGAAGTTTAAATATTCCCTCACTTCAATACCCATTAGGGTCCCTGGAGTGAAGAAGGTAATAAAGGCTAAGGTTTTGTTAATGGGGTTGAGAGGTTGCTTCGAGCTAGGTTCACTTTGCCACCACATCGCCTTGCGGCTTTTTGGTATCAAGAATTACCTGCTCTGTTGCGACGATATTGTTACCGACGCACCCATAGAACTTTATCTTAAGGCACTAGGGACACTCGGTCCGAAGTTAAACCGCGAGAAAACAGTTATCTCTCGCACCGTAACTACCTTTTGCGGCCAGAGTTACTGGCAAGGTCATAACATTAAACCGGTAAAGTTTAAGATCTTTAAATTTTTGTCTGGTACCTCCCCGGGGGTAAAGTTTGATTTTGTTCGTGGTAAAATCCCTGAACTTCAAGGCTTATACAAAGCCAAGACAGTTAGACGGTTAACAAATTATTTACTTGTTAAACTAGCGAGATCTGTTCCACTCGATTCTCAGATACCTTTCTGTAAATCACTCCCGATTCGCCTTGGCGGTTTCGGAATGAGAAGAAACATATCTTTGTTTTCTTTATTTCGTAACCAAGACTGTTACTATTCCGCTAATAGGGCAGTTCCAAGAGATAAACCGAGACGCGAATTTAATCGCTGGTTCAGAGCTCCAATAGAAATACTCCCATCGAAGACGAAGCGAGTCTTTGACTGGTTGCCCCCACTGTTAATCAGTGGAGGGTCACTTGACCTGATAGAGAACGATTGCGAAACAACGAAGCAAGAGTTCGATGCCCGTATCAAAACTGAAGATATCCTTGAGTATTACTACTTCGGTACGAAGTTTCCATACCAGGAACCTACTCGGCCTCACAGTCGTGCACAAGGTGTATCAACTGGTTCTCAACCGATCCGCGCGCAAGTAGAGAGACGATGCTGG